ATATGATATTTGTGTAAATTCTCTCTTATATATTCATGAGGCTTGTAACCAATGTAATTTACATTAGATAAAGATTTAGCCTGGTCATATAACTCTTGATATTGTGAATCATTACTTTGTTTAAATGCATCTCCATATACTTCAGTTGAAGAATAGACATCTAAACTAATAAGAGGATTTTTAACAAGTTGCATTGCAGCAAGTATTACATTTAATCCTCTCCATGGAGTTGGATGAAATATAAGTTTAATGGGTTCACCTTTAACATGTCTAGTTCTTGGAACTATTGGAACAACACCATTTTTTATAACAATAGATCTTTCAGTAGGTATATCAAAATACATTCTAAATTTTTCATAATTCCAATGAGAATTAAATACATACCAATCATATTTATTATGATTTGATTTATCTTTGAACCATGGTGCTAAATTTGGTTGATCGTATGAATTCTTTTGCCAAAGGATATTTACTTTATTTGGATCTATTGGAACTTTACCAGGAACAGATGTACATATTTGTACCTGATCTAGTAAGTCTTTAGATACATGTTTTTCTAAAAACTCAAACTGTAATTCTGTACCACCTCTAGGTTTCATTTTTCACTCATAAATTTCTTAAACATTTCTAATCCTTTATTAGTAACTTTAACTATAACGTCACGACTGATATCTTGTGCATCAACGTTAGCAGCTTTAAGTTCTTCTTCGTCTTTATAAACTTGTCCTGTCTTTTTATTCTTTATTATTGTTACTGTTTCAGTTTCAATATTATATTCTTTATTGTCCATTCTGGTCGTCTCTATTTATTTCTAGTATTGCTACAGTTGCACTTATACCAGAAACATTAGAAGTTTCAAGTCTTATGGTATCTGTCTCTTCAAGAACAATAGGTCCTTTTGCTAAATTACAAATAGTGGGGCCAGAAATAGAAGCATAGGCTATTTGAAAAATTGTAGATACTGAATCATCATTTATAGATACTTTTAATATTTTACTTCCTGATTCATTAGTTACTTGAATGTTTTGAATGATTGCATTAGCGTTTGATGGACATGTATATACAGTTACAGCAGTTGTTACTGTTGGATCGTAAAATGCGTTTTTATAAAAATTTGCCATTATGTTAAATCAAACCATTTTAATAAACCAGACACATCTCCATTAGCTGTTCCTGGTCTTACACCTAAAGTTAAAGTATCAGACACACCTGCGATAGTTTGTCCAAGTTGATTTGCAAAAGCTATAAAATCTCCACCTAAAGAAAAAGGAGCAGTTTTACCTCCTAGATATCCACCAGCAATTCTTGTACCCGTTGAAGTTAAATCAACCGTTGTTAAATCATATTGTACATTATCACTAAAATTTGTATATGAAAATGCTGAAGATGGTGTGGCATTAATAAATAATCCCCATTCAAAATCTCCATTAGATATGTTTAAAATATCTACTCCTGCAGGAACAATAACTGCATAAGGTCTTGATGCTCTAATTTTAATTGTTGCAATATTATAATAAGTATTTGCTGTAGGTAAATTTACACCTGCACTAACAGTACCTGTTCCAATCATTTCCTCTAATCCTTGTGGAGAATATCCACCTTCAGAAATACAAGAAGAACATATTTGTTGTAATGTATAAGTTCCAGCCGTCAACGTTCCAGCTCTTTCAATCTCATAACGAATTGGAAGATTGGCCGTTTGCATGTAAACAGTTGTTAAACTATTAGCATTATAAAAAGTATGTGCTGTAATTAATTGACCATTTATAACAAATCCAACTCTAACAGATCCAACACCTAACCATTCAATATCAATAAATAATATATTTGATGTAGCTGCATTTAAAGTAAATCCACTTGCACCAGTTCCATTTAAAATATCTCCATTCCAACTAGATTGTGATATTTCAGTATCAACTGCGGCACCTGATGTATAAGTTCGTCTTACTATTTTAAGTGTTGTTCCATCTGCTGTAAAAAATATTCCGTTATTTGCATCAAATAAACCAACCTTTTGTTTTAAATTTGCAGTCAAAGTATTCATTACAAATGTATTAAAAATAAGTAATGATTTACCAGGTTGATAAGACATAACTCTTTTAGATTGTCTTATTGCTTTAGAAGATGCTGCTTCTGTTACATTTAAGTTAACTGTAGATTTATTGGCTGTATAAGTAATACTTGCTCCACTTGCAGTTGATGAATCAAATAAACTATTCTGTGACATTATATTTTTACTGTCAAAGATAGTTAGAGGGTTAGAAACTCTTAATCTTCCAAATGCATCAACGTTATTACCACCGATTGTAATTAACTGACCATTACCAACATTTATATTTTCACAACTCATTAGCAGCCAAACCTCATGTTAAACCATGTAAATCTTTGTAGATCTTGTTTTAATTCTTCTTGAAAAGAAAAGTTTAATTGATCTTTTAAAGTCTCTAAAGCTTGTAAAACTTGTCTTTGATTATCCGGTGAATACTGTTGACTTGGTTCTGGTATATATGTTGTAATTTTTGCCATTATCTTCTTCCATCAGGTTGAATATCTACTCTAAATAATCCATATCGCCAATTTTCATTTATGGATTCATTTTCAATTTTAATACTCATCAATCTATTCCTTGCTCTTGTATCTATTTTTGTTGTAGATGAAGTTACCGTATACGGTCCTAACATCTGGCTATTTTGTGTTTGAGATGGATAATCTCTTAACAATAATGTTACTTTAGCATTTCCGTTAAGTATTTTAAAGTCGGGTATAAATCTATTTATCTTCATTAAATACTGGCCATCTCCTTCTACATCTAAATCAAAATCACCAGATTTAATAAATGCTGGAATAGCAGTAGTTGTTTGTGTTCCACTTACACCTAAACTTACATCATTAACCCCTGTTTCATGTTCATATATTACAGATGCCCCATTTAAGTTTGTAACACCATTAATCACTGGAAAAGTTGGAACCATAGTAGAATCATATTCAGTTGCATAAGGTAATTCAAATACATCAGAGTCTGCATAAGATGTTCTTTCTAAAGACATAGTTGTCCAAGTGTTTTCTAAATAATTATATACTACAGTTCTATCTGTTTGAATGGAGCCTGATTTTGGATAGAACCATAAAACTTCATTAAATAAACTATTATGAGATCCATAAACAATGTCTCCTGAATCATAATTAATTCCTAAATTATCTCCACCTGTTGTGAATACAAAGTCTTCAACTAATGATGGTAACTGTTTAACGGTTCCATCATAGGCAAAAAATCCACCAGAATTACCCATCCAGTATATAGCGCCTTGAGCAAATATAATTGAATTTTGTCCAATACATCCACAGTTTGTTCCCACCTGCCTTACAGAGAATACAAACGGAGGTCCAACAAATTGTATTACATAAGCTGCAGTATTGGTTAGTACAAAAATATAATCTTTTCCTTGAATAGCGCCGACAATAAAATTCCCTGTATCCAGTCTAAAGGTTCCTGCTGTATTGGTTGCAGTTGGATTCCAAGTATTAAAATCTTCTTGATTTGAAAATCTTATAAACATTGGATCTTGTGTTGTTGGATCTCCAATGGTTGTCTCTGTTCCAAGTGCAAATAAATGTCTATCTCTATCTGAAACAATGGTCATAATAGATTTTGTTGGAGCATTTGAAATAACCGTTGCTCTATTTAAAAGAGGAGTTGCGACACCAGGATTCCATGAAAATGTTTTACCATTTCTAATGGTTGCAACTAATATCTGTCCAAAATTATCAAAGGACCAAAGTCCAGGACTTAAAGATGTAATTGCATTTGTTGTAGATGAACCCCAACCAGTACCTCCAGTATAAGAACCCCAGACGCCAGTTCCCCAACCATAGCCAATGGTTTGAAATGCAGGGCCAATAGTTACATAAGGAGTTGTGGTAATCGTTGAACCCCCACCTGCCATACCGGTGCCTGCTTCTGCAACGGGCATGGTAACGGTGAAAGCATTTACAGATACAACGCTAGTAACTTCAAATACATTGGTTGTAAAATTAGCGTTTGAAAAAGTTGTAACACCACCACCTGCTAAACTTGGAGATGTAAATATAATATAATCTCCAAAAGATAATCCATGATTATTTTTTGTAACGGTAACGGTTGTAGATCCTGTTGTTGATGCTAGGGTGCAAGATGTAAGGGCTGTGCCTAGTGGAGTAATATCATAAAATGCACCATCAAAATAAATGAATAAACATTTATTAGTTCCAATGGCTGCATAACGATTGCCATCAATGGCTGCCCAAGTTAAAATTTCTCTACCAGCACCTGCAAGTCTATTACTTAATATTTGAGTCCAACCACCAATTTTCTCAGGATAGCCATAACGAAAGCGTACAAAATCTCCATCAATCCACTGGCCTTCTGCAGCAGTTGCGGTGTCTTGTTTATTGAAACCTGATTTAATGGGTATCTTTTTTAGTGGCATATGTTTGTTTTACCACCTTTCTTAAAAAATGCTAGGTGTTAGTTAGACCAAGGTAATTCTTTATCAGGATTAATGACTTCTCCTGTTGTATTTTCACCCATAGCTTTAGTATTTCTTTGATTAGTTATTAAATTTTCAATAACAATTTTACATTCATTTTCTGTTTCTAAAATCCAATTATTAACTTGTTGTTTTGTTAAATTATTATAATCAATAAAATTGTTTAATTCAGGTTCTTGTAAATCACACCATTTTGAGTGATTATCAGTTAATCCATTTTCATCAACTCCTGTTACTGTAATACCAATTCTATAAATAACATTATTTAATGTTTTGGTATTTTTAGTTTTTAATACGTCTATTTTAGTTGTATAATTTATCATAATTTTTATCCAAAAAAGTACATTACATTAACAGCATAATTTCCAGAACCTGCTGCAAAAGAAATATTTAAATAATTACCATTCATAGCTACATTGACAGTTCCAAATCCGTTACCATGTGCAGGTTTAGCTATTTGTGTAAGTGTGTAAGTAGAAGAAGATCTAACTGCTATTCCCATATAAAAACTCATATTAACAGGTAAATTTTCTTGACCAGCAACAAATATCAAAGCATTTGGATATGTAGTATCTAATAAATATGCAGTTGATGATGCACCTGATCCACTACCTAAAGCTGGAAATCGTAAATTTCTTGCAGGTAATATTCTCATGCCTTCTCCACCATCAGTTGTAAATGCAAGAGTGTTTGCAGTTGGTGAAAAAATTCCTGTATTAACATCTCCTGTAAAAGTCATAGATGGTAAAAGCGCTGTTCCAAGAGGATGAACAGTTTGAGCATCGCTATTTATTCTTAATGCCTCAGTCCCACCTTCAGTAAATGCTATTGTATCTGCAGCCGGGAAAAATGCCCCTGTGTTTAAATCTCCTGATGTTGTAATAGAAGGTAAAGATACTGTGCCCGCAGGAAAGGTTACTGGGGAAGTTAAACTTACTCCTAAACTATTTACTTTTGTAATTGGCATTATTTTAATCTATTAGCTTGTTCAATTTTAAATTGATTATATCTTGCTTTAACATCCTCTGTCCATGCGGTATTGCAAATATCTTTAACCTTTTGTTCCTGATTTGTTATATCCATATCAGGAGTTAATATCCATCTACGGAATGTCTTTGATACAAACACTCCATCTCTTTCAATGGTAGTTGCTTGGCGAACTTGGATATTCCAATCGTTCACCACTTCTATTCTATCTATCTCTATTTTTTCTGTTAGTGCCATAATTTATCCTTTGTTATACGAAATAAAAGCCATTAATATATAATTGACCACTATTACCAATTTGTCCAACACCACCATTACCATTATCTTCTGATGTTGCTAAACTAGCAGTAGTTGAACTTTCTGAAACATTAAAATAAGGTGCTGTTCCCGCTGTAAAATCAACTTGATAAGTTCCTACATTTATAATTGTTCTTCCAGAAAGATCAGGTAAATTTCCAGAAGTGAAAGGTAAGGAAATTGTAGTTGAACCAGTAGTCCAAACACCACTTGTAGAAGAAACAACTAATACACCTTGGATATAAACTACTCTACCAATTTTAGTGTAAGAAAGTTCATTAAAAGAACTATTTAATGTGATAGTTACAATTGCAGCACTATCTGTCATTGTTACTGTATAAGTCCCTTCTTCATAATCATCTAAAGTATTAGCATCAGATGAAGCTGATTCTGTCGCTGGAAAACTAACTCCTGCACCCGATGCCGCTGGAGTTGCACCTCCAACACCTATGGTTGAAGCAAAAGTCATGGTTCCAGTTGTTGCAAGTTTAGAAAGTGCTATTGCTGCATTTGATGCAACACTTCGGCGACCACG